ATTAAAGATTGGACAGTTACTACTACTACTGGTAGAATGTCCGGTAATCCAATATTCACAGATGATTATGCAATAAATACAACACCAATTAACGTTGGCGAATTATCATCAGTTACAAATGAATGGGTCAACCAGCAACATGCAATTGGAGCAGAATCATATCAATTGAAAATTAGAAACATAATGGATCAATGGCCAGATTTTTCAGTGTCAGAGAAATTACATTTTGATGTTTCAATTAATCCATATATTGATCCAATTACTAGAACCGGATATGGAATTAGACCGTTTCCTATGGCATACTCATGGAATGGAACAGCCTCGCCATCTACTAGTGCATGGGAAACATTAAACCCAACTTCAATATATGCAAAATTCAGCACATATGATAATTTAATAACTATGCCTGAATTAACGTTACACGGAAATCGTCAATTCTCATCAGGTAAAACCAGTTCATTAGAAAGTAATGTATCAATTTATGACTTTTTGAATTATGTTCATCCAGATGATCCAAACTTAAATAATATTGAAGTTATAATCAATGGGTCATATATTACTAATCATATGTCAGCCCAAGTAGCTCATCCAATTGGAGTAACTACTACTACGACAATTCCACCTACAACAACAACAACTACAGTTGGCCCAACAACGACAACTACAACTGATCCATTAGCGACAACGACAACCACAACTGCTGGACCAACCACTACTAGTACAACTGCTGCACCAACAACAACTACCACAACCATTCCAAGCGGGTTTGGTTCAGAAATGACGTTGAATTCAGATTCGCCAAATGATCCTAGTTCATCTGACTGGATTGATAAAACTGACCCAGTAGGATTAGGCGATTTCTGGCAATTAGGCGGAAATTATGAAACGTATACAATTATAGCAGCACCACATGGTTCAGGCTTTATAACTAATGTACAGCATGTTACTAGGCAATATGGATATGGTGGAAATATCGGAATTGGGTCAAATGATTTTGGTATATCTAATGCTGGATCGCGTATATTCCAATTAACCTTTAAATATCGGTCAAATGATACTGTTTCTGTATTAAAACTTAGAAATGAGACAACTCCTGTTGTATTAACTACTGTCTCTAGTAATCCAACCGTTGCTCAAGAAATTACTATCACAATTAATGGTAACAATACCTTGTTTAATGGAGTTGGTTTCGCAATGGCCGGAAAAACTGGAACTGGACCAACCATTTGGTTTGAAATCGATCAAGTAAGCTGTCGCGAAATACTATAAGTTGATCTAACTTAATTCTGTTTGCATTGAACCTACTATAAATAATAAAAAAGTAGAGTCAATGCAAACAGTTGCGTATAAGATAGTACCAGATCCAGCAAAAAATTCAATAACTGCGAGTAAGAATTATAGAATTTTTACGACAGGCGAACCATTACTAAGTGCAGTACAAATAGTTGGATTTACTGAAGAACTTGAGTTAGGCGATGCAATAGTCGATAATATTACTAGAAAACTTAGATATTCAACTGACCGTGGTAATTGGTCATTATGGTACCCAATCGATGAAATTGGAGATCTTGCATTTGACGAAACAAATGTATTTTTTGAAATCAAATATGAGTATGATGATACGACTTATAATGAATTAACTAATCCATTACTCATTGAATTTGTACGATTAAATGTTACATCAACTGCAGATACGAGTGGATTAGTTGTGCCGATTATTCAATGTTCAGAAGAATTATGTCCAGCTATAATAGCACAGAATGAAGCGTATTTCAAGCCATATGAAGCTGGTACAGCTATCTCAATTGCACATGAGCTAAGTTTACAAACTAATAAAATATTTGGTCATGAAATAATATATTTTAAAACAGAACCAGATCGTGATGCTGGCGATTTCATTTTTAAAGAATGGACATTATTAAAGACAACTCAGCGTAAATGTATAAAGGTGATGGTACCTGAAAATAAATTTCCAGATAACAAACCTAAATATGAGGATATGGGTGTAGATTTTGAAATACCATTTGAAATTCATATTGATAATATTTACTTTCAGATGATATTTGGAAGAAAGGCTCAACCGCGAAAAGATGATTACTTATTTTTTCCATTGTTGAATAGAATGTATGCTATACAAGGTGCATATCTATATCGTGGATTTATGATGGAGCCTATATACTGGAGAATTCAATTAACTAAATTTCATCCTAATATTAATATGTACATGAATCCAGAAAATCGAAAATTCCTAGATAATCTGATTTTATCAACTGACCAATTATATGGTAATGAAGCAGCGGCTCAGCAGTTAGATGCTTTAGATAAACAACAATTTAAAACCATATCAAATAAGTTCGATGAAACTCGTCGAGAATTACATCCAGATATAAAGAATAAGATACAGGACATAACGTATAATTACTCGCCATTAATTGAATACTACTATGATCTTAGCGCAATAAAAGCATCTCAATTAAGTTACGATATAATTCAGACTATTCCATCAAATAATATGAATCAATTTTTATCAACAACATCACCAATTGAATTTATTGGATATGAAGATAGTGCAGTGTATAAAGATTGGGTAGATAATCGTATTGAAATTGGTGATTTTAATTTCAATTTGAGTGACTCGGATAAACCAAGGATAAAAACAAATGGGCCAAAGGAACCATTTGACCCTATTTTAGGTAAATATGTTGTAATCGAAGGCTATAAAAATATTGCATTCAAATCAACTGATCGTCGTGATATTAAAGCAGATGGAACTACTGTTAAATTTAGAAAGTTAGGAGAATCATCTGCTATTATTTACAAGAAAACTGCATCTACTGTTGACACTCCAAATATGACATTCTGTAATCTAATAAATTTTAATAAAGGAACCCAGGATGCTATATTATTTAAGGGATATGATGACTATCTACAAAAAGGGTTAATTATCTCATGTCACGTGGAAGATACTGTGAGTGGTTCAATTACTGTACCTGTTGTAACCATATATGTAATGATTAATACTATGACATATTCGTTCCCAATCTTAACACCATTATCATACAACAAATGGTATGCAATTCTAATTCCAGTATCAGCACAGTATGGCCAATTAGAAGTTAATGTATATTCATTTCAGCAAGATCCAGCAAATATAAAGAACTACAATAAGATCATACCAGTTTATAATAAGTATGAAAAAACTGGAATATTTGAATTTACGATAACTGCGAATTGGGCAATTCCAAATTCGAATTGTCTATTGGCTAATATTCGATTGTTTAATACTATGATACAGACTGAGGATCACGAATTCGTTATTAGCCAACTATTCGTTAGAGATGAATCTGTTCTAGCAATAATTGATAATGCTAGACCGAGGTTAAATGCTCCATTCATCGCGATAAATCGATAACCATGAATAAATAACCTAACTATGTATAAAGATCTAAACAAGAAACACTTATTTGATAATGTTGAATTGGGATTCGAATTTGAATTCTTTTCCCCATTGACAAGAAAAGAACTATCCGAAAAACTAGCTACGGTATTAAGTAAGAAGGTGAATTGGACCAATCATTATCATGCAAAATTACCAGTTCTACCTGATACTTTTAAACTAGAACCTGATTTCTCTGGTGGTTTTAAAACGAATGAATTAGTTACTGGGGTAATGCCATATGACGAAGCAATTCATACCATGTTTAAAATTTGTAATTTTATAACCGAATATGGCTTTACTAATGAACGTACTGGAATTCACATAAATATCTCATTCAATGAGGCTGAACTCGAACTTAAAGAAAAGTTACAACACTTGAACGTATTTAAGTATATTCTTAATTTAGATGAGGGCAAAATTTTCGAAATGTGGCCTTCTGCTAAATCTCGAATTCAAAAGATCTATAAAAATTCAGTTCTTAATATTTACCCAAAGAATAAGTTCATTGCTGAAACCAGCATAAATTATGCTAATCCAGCTAGTCCAATGGATTTTAATCTACCGTATTCTAAATACTTCGGTCTTAATTTCACAAAACTACCGAATAATTATCTAGAAGTCAGATATGCTGGCGGTAAAGGTTATGAGAATAAACGAAAGGATCTAGTAGGATTAATAAACTATATGGCTGAAAGTCTGTATGCTGTATTGCAAAATAATACGACATATTCGATTGACGAGAATCGTAAAATTTCAAAATTTATGGATGATCGCAAATCTCTATTGTTATCTGTTAAAACATATGAGAGTTTCGTACGAACCTTCCCAGAAATAGAACTATTCGTTGACCTTCGGAATGATCCAAGGATTCTCGAATCAAATTATTCTAATTTTCGTGAAAAACTATTTGAATTAATAAGTACTGGTAATCTTAAAAAGGGATTAGTTAATTATGATACTGATAAGAAACGAATACAAGTAAGAGAAGCGAATCTAAAAGAATGCTTTTCAATAAGCGATGTAGACTTTGTAAAATGCTATATTGAAGGAGAAGTAACGAATTGCCAATTATTTGAATGTAAGGTGAGATCATCACATGTGATTGATTCATTCTTTATACAAAACAATGACATTAGATATTCATATTTAAAAGAATGCTCATTTCAAAGAGACGGAAATAACCGAATTGAATTAACATACTTAAAAAGTAAAC